TTCCGGGCCGCGGCCGAAGATGTACACAGAGGCATCGACTCCACCATCGGGCGGTATATCAATGATATCCGCACGGCGGATGCGATTGAGGGCGTTGATGCCTACTACGCAAGCCTGCCGGAGGGCAGCCCCATCAAGGCTACGATCGACCGCATGGGCGGCACACCAGCGCTTTCTACCACCTACACACACAACGGAATGCAATGCTCCAAATGGAACTGGCCCGAATTTGCCGCCGCCTATAAGAGCCTGATCCGCAGCGGCAACGCAATCGAAGGCCAAAAGGCAAAGGCGCTGGAAGCGCCAAGAAAGGATAACTGCAAATGACAGTAAAAGATAAGCGTAAGCTTTGCGCCATCGTCTCCATCATCGGGCTGATCATGCTCTACGGCACCGTTGGAGGAATTGAGTGCGATACGATCTCCCTCGGCAAGGGAACAATCCGCATGGTCATCTATCTCGCGATGTTCATCGGCGGCGCCTATAAGGGCGGCTTCCTTCGATGAGGGTACATATCACCGTTCCGGGCGAACCTAAAGGCAAGGAGCGCCCACGATACAGCGGCAAAAGCAGAACCATCCACACCCCGAATGCTACCCTCAAATACGAGAAGATGGTTGCAACGGTATTCAAGGCAGAGTGCCATGGATTCAAGTTCCCGGAGGGCGAACCGCTGGACATGCGGATATTGGCGTATCTCCCTGTGCCGCAGTCAGATGATGCGGCAACGCGGATGAAGAAGTTAAGCGGCGAAATACGGCCTACCAAGAAGCCAGACTGGGACAATATCGGCAAGATCATCGCTGATGCCCTGAACGGAGTAGCGTACCACGATGATGCGCAGGTCGTAGATGCACAGACTCGCAAGTTTTATTCGGACAATCCCCGCGTGGAGATTATCATCCAGAACATTCAGAAAGGACAGACAAAATGAGCAAAATGGAACTTTCCCTCGACAGCGAGGCTTTCAACGGATTCAAGTCGGATTTCCGGCAGCTGCTCAACAGCACCCTGAACACCATGCAGCAGAAGGATGTTGAAACGGCTTCTATCACGGCCAAGTTTGAAATCAGCTTGCAGCCGTGCGCAAATCCGAACCTGGGCGACCCTGACAGCGTGGAGGAGCGGGAGATCATCATGCCGATGTTCAAGCACAAAGTCACCGCATCGATGCACCTCAAGGCCGAAAAGGCTGGATTCCTCGGCGGCTCGGATTATGAGTTGCTGTGGGATAGGGTTTCCGGCAACTACGTCATGGTTCCGATTGCGGACAACCAGTCATCGCTGTTCGATGACAATTACGACTACGAGGAGGCGGGCGAATGATTGATGACAAGCTGAAAATCATCCTGCTGGAGTATGCGCATGGCCAGCTGATGCAGGATCTCATCTTTGCGCTGGCTCACCCCATGGAGTGCTGCAAGGTCTGCAAGTTCCGTGATGCAGACTGTTCACGCAGCGGCCAGAACTGCAAGCCGGAATGGAGGGGCACTCATGAAGAATGAGCCGCGCTACATCTGCGTCATGGGCGGGTGCAAAGATGCGAAAACCAACCAGACGGGATGCCGCCGCTGCGGTTTTGAGCTTCAGGAGGAGAAGCGCCGCAAGGCGCTCCCTCTCATCCGCGGCGAAGATGGCCTGTTCCGGAAGCACGTAGGGACTCAGCCGGAAGCGGACTGCAAGAGCGATGAATAAATGTTGCTGGCGTTGCGGCAGAAATGGTGCAGCAGATCCACTCGACCGACATCACCTGTTTGAGGGAGCATACAGGCAAAAATCAGAAAAATACGGCCTTGTTGTTTACCTCTGCCACAACAGGTGCCACATATTCGGAGAAGAAGCCGCGCACAACAACGCCGCCACTATGCTGGCTCTGCACCAGTACGGCCAGCGCATCGCAATGCAGCGATTTGGCTGGACGACAGACGACTTCCGGCGGGAGTTCGGAAAAAATTACTTGGAGGAATGACTATGCATGAAATTTTACAGAACGGCCAGATGGTATATCTGCCCGTAAGTGAACTTTTCCCTCACCCGGATAACCCTCGCAAGGACAATGGAGACCTGACTGAACTGGCCGAAAGTATCAAGGCCAACGGAGTCCTCCAGAATCTGACGGTTGTGCCGAGGCAGAGGGACATGACCGACGATGAATATCGTGCTGCGTGTGAGGAATATCGGGCAAATCCCACCGAGGAAAGCCAGCGCGAAGTAAATCGGCACACCGTCCAAGACGGCTATACCGTCATCATCGGCCACCGCCGCCTTGCGGCCGCAAAACTGGCCAGGCTGGAAGAACTGCCCTGCGTCATTATGGACATGACGGAGAAGGAGCAGATTCAGACGATGCTGGTGGAAAACATGCAGCGATCTGACCTGACGGTCTACGAGGAAGCCCAGGGATTCCAAATGATGCTTGATCTCGGTGAAACGGTTGAGACCATTGCCGAGAAAGCCGGCTTCTCTCAGTCCACAGTGCGCCGCCGCGTGAAACTGCTGGATCTGGATAAGGACAAATTCAAGCGGGCAGAAAGCCGAGGGGCAACCCTTGAGGATTATGCGGCATTGGACAAGCTCAAGGATTCGGATGCCAAGAATCAGGTTCTCGACAGCATCGGAACCGCAAATTTCCCAAATGAGCTGAAAAAGGCGGTCGAGCGGCAGAAGGTACAAGAGCGTATGGCCAAATGGCTTGAGATTATCAAGACCTTTGCAACAGAGAATCCCGATTGCAGCTATGACAAGTACAAGTATATCTGCAACTATGGATACTGGAACATGGCCAATGAGGTTAAGATTCCCGATGACGCTGACAAAGTCGCTTATTACTACAAAGTAAGCGAACGCCAGATTGACATCTACTGCGACAAAGACGATGCCCGTGAGGATGAAGAACGTGCACGGGCAGAGGCGGAGCGCCGCCGGTCTGAGGAAATCCGCAGAGAGTTCGAGGATATCACCGATTGCCATTTCGAGCTGAGACAGGAGTTCGTGCGCGGCCTGAGTAATGCCAAATGCAAAAAGGCCATCAAGGAAATCTCCATCTTTGCAACGCGCGTTTTCTGGCAGATGTCTAAGGGCGGCTATAGCGGACCGAAAATTGATCTTGACCTCTGCGCATACTGCCTGAATATCAACCTTCCGAAGGACATCGACGATCAGCTTGACCAAGGCGGTATGGAGCTTAGCGACATTGTAGGCTTTACATCGGCGGCGGAAGCATCCCCCGAAAAGCTGATGTTCTGCCTGGCATACTCTGCCGCAGACAAGTCCAGCCTCGGCTACTGGACAGCCAGATGGGAAAACGGCGGCTATAAGTACGGACACAAGGATAACGACCAGCTCACCACTATCTACGAACTGCTGGAAGTCCTCGGATATGAGATGTCCGACGAAGAGACGCTTATGCGCACCGGGTTCGCAGATATCTTCGAGCGCTACTGTGGTGACGAGAAACCGGCCATGGAAAGTACCGGTCTGGAAGACAAGTCTGATGACGATTTTGATGCGGCACTCAGAGATCAGCTCAAGGGAGAAATCGGTGACGATGATGGAGTATAAGGAGTTCCTGGAACATAAGGCACAGGTTGTTCCGTGCTCTGGGTTCACATTTGAAAAGACTGAAATGAATCCGAAGCTATTCGACTGGCAGAAGGATATTGTTTCTTGGGCGCTGCGAAAGGGAAAAGCCGCTCTCTTTGAGGACTGCGGCCTTGGGAAGACGGTGCAGCAACTCGAATGGAGCCGTATCGTCGCAGAGCACACCGGCCGACCAGCGCTGATCCTCGCACCGCTGGCAGTCTCACGTCAGACACGAAATGAAGGCCACAAGTTCGGATACGAGGTAACTATCTGCCGGAGTCAGAAAGACGTAAAGCCCGGAATCAACATCACGAACTACGAGATGCTTGAGCATTTCGACCTGTCCGCATTCGGCGGTGTGGCGCTTGATGAGAGCTCAATTCTGAAACAGTACAGCGGAAAGCTGCGGACGCAGATTATTGAGGCATGCAGAGGGACGGCATATAAACTGTCCTGCACGGCAACACCAGCCCCCAATGATTATATGGAGCTTGGAAATCAGGCCGAATTTCTCGGCGTGATGACGCGCTCTGAGATGCTGGCCACATTCTTTGTTCACGACGGGGGACAGACAAGCAAATGGCGGCTTAAAGGTCATGCGCAGGATGACTTCTGGGAATGGCTTGCCGGTTGGGCGGTTGTGCTTACATCCCCTGCCGACCTCGGATACAGTGACGAGGGATACACACTGCCGCAGCTGAACATCAAGTATGTTGAGGTTCCCTCAGAATTGCCGATGGCTACGACACTTTCTGAACGTAGGGATGCGCGCAGGAAAAGTCTTGATGACAGGTGCGCAGCAGCGGCAAGTCTCATTGACAGCGACCCAAATGCGCAGTGGCTCATGTGGTGCGACCTGAACGACGAGGGCGAAAAGCTGAGGGATTTGGTACACGGTGCGCGTGAGGTTCGCGGATCTGACACAGCGGAACGAAAGGATCTTCGGCTTACCGCCTTTTCCGAGGGGCTGCTGCGCAGGCTTGTCACAAAGCCCAGCATTGCCGGATTCGGGCTGAACTGGCAAAAGTGCCACAACATGATATTCATCGGCCTGTCTGATAGCTACGAAATGCTTTACCAAGCAATTCGACGCTGCTGGCGGTTTGGGCAGCGCGATCCGGTCAACGTTTACATTGTGATATCGCAGGCCGAGGGCGCGGTGCGCGAGAATATCGAGTGGAAGGATGCCCAATGCAAAGCGATGATTGCCGAAATGGTGAAGCACACGAAGGACATTCTTTCCGCAGAAATCAAGGCTACCATCCGCATGACGGAGGCATATGAGCCAACCATCGAAATGAAAATCCCCACATGGCTGATTGAAGGAGGTTATGCAGCATGAAGGTTCTCGACCAGAGAAGTGGGCGGAACTGGGTGCTTTATAACGGGGATTCATGCGAGGTTCTCGCGGGAATCCCGACAGACAGCATCCACTATTCCATCACATCCATTCCGTTTGCGTCGCTCTATACATACTCGAACAGCGACCGCGATCTCGGCAATAGCCGGAGCTACAGCGAGTTTGAGGAACACTACCAGTACCTCGGCCGCGAATGGTACAGGGTAATGATGCCGGGGCGCCTTGTATCGATTCACTGCATGAATCTTCCGGCTATGAAGGAGCGGGACGGATTTATTGGCGTGAAGGACTTTCGCGGTGACGTGATCCGGTGGATGCAGGCCTGCGGGTTTATCTTCCATAGCGAGGCCTGCATCTGGAAGAATCCTGTTGTGGAGATGCAGCGCACAAAGGCGCTCGGTCTGCTGCACAAGCAGATTTGCAAGGACAGCGCAATGAGCCGCATGGGCATTCCGGATTACATCGTTACATTCCGAAAGCCCGGAGCTAATCCAGAGCCGTTGCAACACACGCATGAGGATTATCCGGTTGACCACTGGCAGCAGGTGGCATCTCCGGTTTGGGATGAGTACCCAGCGCCTGTCTGGTGGGACATCAACCAGAGCGCCACGCTCCAGCGCAAGAGCGCAAGGTCTGACAAGGATGAAAAGCACATCTGCCCGCTACAGTTGCCGGTTATCGAGCGTTGCGTAGAATTGTGGAGCAAGCCGAACGAGATTGTGCTTGACCCGTTTGATGGCATCGGTTCGACCGGTTATCAGGCCATTAAGATGGGGCGCCGCCATGTTGGCGTTGAGCTGAAAGAGAGCTATTTCCTTCAGGCGGTGCGCAATCTTGAATCTGCGGAATCGGAGGAGGTATCACAGACATGACCTACGGCGGGTGCAAATGGAGGGAAATGGAATGAACCTTGAAGTTTGCCCGATGACTCTAAAGGAGGCTAACGCCTTTGTGGAGCAGCACCACCGTCACCATAAGCCGGTTGTGGGACACAAGTTTTCCATCGGCTGCACGGACGGAAAGGAAATCGTGGGCGTTGCCATTGTGGGCAGACCGGTGAGCCGACATCTGGACGACGGATGGACGCTGGAGGTCAACCGACTATGCACAGACGGCACCCACAACGCCTGTTCCATGCTGTACGCCGCCGCTTGGCGGGCGGCAAGGGCGATGGGCTATAAGCGGCTTGTGACCTACATACTGGACAGCGAAAGCGGAACGAGTCTGAAAGCCAGCGGCTGGAAATGCGTGGGACAGGCTGGCGGTTTGCGGTGGACAGGAAAGCGCAGACCGGAGGTTGACCTATACCCGGCACAAATGAAAATTCGGTGGGAAAAGGAGGATAAGTAAATGGATGCTGTGAAGTTTTTGCAGGAGCGACAGAGAATGTACGAGAGCGGCGCAGTCACGCCCGGCTACGATTATGACCCGGCAAGTGCGGTTAAGGTCGTCGAAGAATGGGCGGCTGCACACCCGGTCAAGACGCGGCAGAGCGTTTTTCTTGAGCAGTACCCGGAGGCTCGCATCGCAGATGGCGGAGTCTTGGGTATATGCCCGGTGACGGTGTCCGCTAAACACAGGAATAAAGTCGGGGGTTGCGTAAATCCTTCGCGCCAGTGCAACGACTGCCGCCGCGAGTACTGGATGCAGGAGGTGGAGTGACATGAAACCAGTGAATTGTCTTCGCTGCGATTTTCGCCATAAGGATAACGGGAACTGCACTGCTGTCGGGGGATTCTGCACGGCGGTAGCGGCTGCACACTGCCCGATGTTGCGGGAATATTTGGACACGGGACTTACGCCGGAGGAGTTCCACGCCTATTGGGTGTTTTTGGAGGACATGATCGGTGAGCAGAAAGCCAGCGAGGCACTGGACAGGTTCCGCCAGCTGGTCAAGGCCGACAGGGACGGGCGGCTGGTGGTACTGCCGTGCGAGGTGGGCCAGCGGGTGTTCGCCTTGCTGGACACGGATAAGCATATAAGCGAGTGCGAGGTCAAGCAGATTGGTATGGGCAATAAAATCGGCTTTATTGGCCTTGAGCCAATAGGAGCCAGAGGGCGGGAGTATGGCGTATCGCTAAACGGATTTGGCAAGACGGTATTCCGCACCCGCGAGGAGGCGGAGAAAGCATTGGAGGCGATGAAGGATGGCTGAATTAAAGCCTTGCCCGTTTTGCGGGGCGGAAGCTAAGCCGATGGGTGAGATTGTAAGAACTTCAAACTGCGGAGAATGGAAGCATTGGTATAACGGGTGCGTTCTTTCTGGTTTTGTGATTAGGGCAAACAAGATCGAAGCGTGGAACAGGCGGGCTGACAATGGCTGAATGCATTGAGCGCAAAGCGGCGATAGACGCAGTTACGGAGGTCTACTACGATACGCCGGACATCAATCTATCGGCGGAAAAGCTTGAGGCGGCAATCAACGGCATCCCCGCCGCCGACGTTGCGCCGGTGGTACGGTGTAAAGACTGCACCCATACCACTCTTTATGAAGATTCGGAGGGGCTGTATTGCACGAATATTTGCGGTCTTTCCACTTATGTTATGGATGATGATTATTGCAGTTATGGAGAAAGGAACAGCACATGATACACTGGACAGCAGCAGTGGCCATTGCAATCTTTAGCGGCAGTTTCGGTGCCTTGATGATGGCCGTCATCATTGGCGGCAGCATGGCTGATGATATCAGGCGGCCCGGCGATGATAGCAAGGAGGACGACAATGCTGAAAATTGTGATCCACGCTGATATCCCGGACAGCCAGATTATCGGCGTGAAAGAGTTGATTGCTCAGACGCTTGAGCACTTAGGGAATATGCGAGTTATTTCGGTCGAGAAGATGGCTTCTGAAAATAGGCAGATGCATATGGCCGGATTTGACCGCAGAGAATCACAAAGGAGGTAAATGTGGCAAAAGCAGAAATGGGGATCTGTCTCAGAAGTTGCGTCGAGTGTCGTGTGCAAAACGTAGGCGCGGCGCTCGTTGATATGCTTTCGTGGGACCCTAACAGAGTGAATTTTATGCTCGCGTATGACCGCGAGCGCGACGTCCTCATCGTGGATGAGACGATGCTGATGAATGCCATATCGATGGTAAACCCCGCGCAGAGGCCCAGGAAACTGGAACTTGGAAATGTGGAAATGCGAAGGAAGGAGATCAAATCGCGTGAAAATAATGCTTGAACCGTGGGCCATCATGCCCACGCGAGCGCACGAGACTGATGCGGGGCTTGATTTATATGCCCCTGAAAAGCAGATTGTCCCGGCGCGAGAGAGCGCAGTGTTTGATACCGGCGTACATATCCAGTTGCCGGAGAACACCGTGGGAATGCTCAAAAGTAAGAGCGGTCTGAACGTGAAGCATGGGCTGACCAGCGAGGGCGTGATTGATGTTGGATACACCGGCAGCATCACCGTCAAGCTCTACAACAACAGCGGCACGGACTATACCGTAGAGCGCGGCGATAAGATATCCCAGTTGGTCATTCTCCCGATCGTTGTGCCAAGTCTTGAGGTCGTGACCAGTCTGGAAGAGACAGCACGCGGCAACGGCGGCTTTGGTAGCACCGGCAGATAGGCGGCGCATCATGAGCGACAAGAAAGACAAGGACTACATCATCCGGCTTGCTGCCGAAATTGGAGCCAAGACAGCCCTCAAGCAGTTTGACGCGGCAGTCAGCAAATCTAAGAGCGAACGTGCAGACCGGAGACTCCGCAACACGCGGCTGCTCCTGCGCAACTATCGTATGTTCAAAGCCCACGCAGAGAATGCCGTGTATTCTGCCCAGGACATTGACGAAGATGCCTACGACATCATCGACCTGATGTCTGACCGGTGGCAGGACAGCGATGCAATCGTGGAGAGCATAAAGCAGTCGATTGCACGGACGGTAACGATCGTCACCCACATCGACACCATGCTCCGGCTCTACGAGGTGTATTGCACACAGTCCGGCAGCGCCGAGGAAATCCGCCGATGGGATGTCATCTATGGCTTGTATATCAAAGACCCGCCTGCGACTGTCAAAGAGCTGGCCAATGACAACTTTGTCACGGAGCGCACGATCTACAGAGATATTGATAATGCCTGTGAACGCATTGCCGCCCTGATATTCGGCATCGACGGCATCCGCAAAAGCTGATGTCAGAAAGATGTCAGTGACAAGCCATTTCAAACGTGGTATTATATTACCTGTAAAATCTTAATCATAGCCTGAACTCCCGATTTTTGAGGCCTACGCCAAGGCCAACGAGAAAATCGGGAGTTTAATTTTGTGCGGAAGGAGGATATCAACTGCTCGCTCCTTAAATGATGCGGCACGGGCAAAGCCTGTGCTGACTTTAGGGAGGTTTATTTGTGTCAGTAAAAGATAAATTCAAGAAGAACCCTTCGATTTATTACGCCATGAGCATTGCCGCGACGTGGGCCGGTGTTGGTTCCCTGATGAACGGCATTACCATGGCGCAGGACTACGGCATTGTTCCGTTTATCATCTGGGCAATCGGAAACACCCTCGCATGCGTGGTTTTCGGAATCTTTGCCCCGATGATTCCGCGCTTGCGCGACATTATGCGCTCCAAGGTGATGCATTTTACTCTGGGCGTTATGAGCGTATTCCAGATTTGGTTGAGCATGAACGGCATTCAGGCGGCTTTCGCTGATACCGTCGCCGGAGGCAGATTGGGAATGTGGCTTGCCTATGGTATCGCCGCGTTCTTTCTGCTTTTGCTGCTGCGGTTCGGTATGATCCGCAACGTCCTAACTGATGGTGCGAGCTGGATTGCCGTATACGGTGTTGCAACGCTGCTGACAGTCTGTGCAATTATCTATTCGGGCGGGAACATGGTCCATCTGCCGATGGGCGCAGAACCGACCAATATCGCCGTAGGCGTTGATAAGGCCTTGCTGCTCGTTCCCGGTGCTTTCCTCTATCCGTACTTCTTTGAAATCCTCGACTACAACGATAAAAACGATGATGGAACGCATGGCGTAAATATTCGTCGAGCGTTCTGCATCGGCGGGCTGATGTTCGGCGTCTACTTGCTGTTTACATTCCTGCTTGCGTGGACAAATTATTCCCCGGTCCTGAATATCATTAAGGCCGTGCTGATCACCCTCATCGGAACGTCCACGCTGTCAAGCTTCCTCTACAGTGTGTATCTGACGTTTGGGAGGAAAGCCGGGCTTGCTATCAACTTGGCTGCTGTTGCAGGATGGCAGTTCCTTATCCCGCTCGGTGTCATGGGCGTCTGGACGCTTATGGCGCAAATCCGCATCTACATCGTTGCTGCAGCAATTATCGCCGCCATCGTTTGGCACTGTGTCAGCGGAAAGGCGGCGAAATCATGAAGCGGTATCTTGGACGAAAGCAGACGAGTACGCAAGCTGAATGGCTGTATGCCATCGAGCATATTGAGGAGCTGATTTCCGCTGATGAGGTCGAACAGATTGCGTCTGATACCGTGTCGGCCATCCGCATGAACACGCAAGGCAAAAAGGCGGCGTATGCATGGAGCGGCGGCAAAGACAGTATCGTGCTTGCTGATCTCTGCGAGGCCGCCGGTGTGAGAGCTGGCTACTTTGCATATTCCAGTCTTGATTATCCGGCGTTTATTGACTGGTGCATGAAGCACAAGCCGGAAGGTGTGATTCCGATGGACACCGGCTATGACCTCGACTGGCTGGCAAAGCATCAGGAACTCATTTTTGCAAAAGGCGCTGCTGGGCAGCGATGGCATATCTTCAATCAGCGCAAGCCGTTCACCCGGATGATCTCCGAAAATTCACTTGATGTCCTGGTACTTGGACACCGGGTGATTGACGGGAATGTATGCGGGATTGACGGCTATATTCGTAAAAAGAGCGGCGAGGTAAGGTATAACCCGCTCAAAGACTGGCCGCATGAAGCCCTGCTGGGCTATATTCACTACCACCGATTGGAACTGCCGCCCATCTACCTGTGGAAAAATGGCTTTGTTAACGGTACTCATGCATGGCCGGAGCGAGACTTCTGTGATAGCCTGAACCAGGGCTATCGCGAGGTCTATGAAATCGACCCCAGCATCATTACTCGCGCGGCAGAGAAAATCCCATCTGCGCGTCGCTTCCTCGAAGTGGAGGTGGGCGCATGACGGTGATTCAGATTCCGATTTCCGAACTGCGAAAACCTGATCGCAACGTTCGGCTTCACAGTAATAAGCAGATTGCCGAGTTCAAACGCTCCGTAGAGATGTTTGGCCAGATCCGTCCTATCGTTGTCGATGAGAATAACGTCATTCTCGCCGGCAACGGCCTGTTTGAAGCACTCGCGGCGCTTGGCCGGGAAATGGCGGATTGTTATGTCGTTCACGGACTTACAGAGACGCAGAAGAAGAAACTGATGCTGGCAGACAATCGCATTTTCAGTCTCGGCGTCGATGACATGCAGGCTTTCGATGAAATTGTCGCAGAGCTGGGAAACGACTTCGACATTCCCGGTTATGATCCCGACCTGCTGAAAACCCTCACGATTGACCTCGGCGGCGCCGATGACCTCATGGCAGGGTACGGCGTTATTTCCGATGCCACAAAGGCAGAAATGCAAAGCGCGGCGGACGTATACGAGCGTGAAGAAGCGGAGTTTGCGGAGGGTGCGGTTGAGGTAACCCCGCAACGGCCAATTGCAACAACAGGAACGCCATCCAGCGCATTTTCTCCGCCTGGTAATATCGGAGTAGCCCAAACAAAAGAACCCTTGGAATCGCCCCCTGAGCCGCTGGAACGCCGTTTCATGATTTGCCCGAAGTGCGGTGAACGGATATGGCTGTAAGGAAAATATACGGCACCATGAATGTGGTCGAAGCCGCGCAGCGGAGAATCCTCAACGTCTTCGGAAATGGCGTCAAGGTGTACATATCATTTTCGGCCGGAAAGGACAGCTTGTGTATGGCCCATCTGGTCTATGAGCTGATCCTAAACGGGAAAATCAATCCGAAGCAGCTTGTGGTGCTGTTTATCGACGAAGAAGCGCTTTATGACAGCATGGAGCAAATGACACTCCGCTGGCGTAAGCGGTTCATTGCTGTTGGGGCAGAGTTCCGGTGGTACTGCCTGCCGGTTAAGCAAGTATCTATTCTGCATCATCTGCAAAACGATGAGAAGTGGATAACCTGGGAACCAGGCAAGGAAGATGTATGGGTCAGGCAGCCGCCGCCGTTCGCCATCCGCAGCAGTCCATATCTTGCGTATCCGGGCGAGATGAATTACCAGACGTTCTGCACCCTCATCACTAAGGATGGGATTCAGCTCATCGGCGTTCGCGCCTGCGAATCTGTACAGCGCATGCAATACATCGCCAGGGTATCCATGGAACGAGACAGCATCACGAAGAAAAACGCCGTCTATCCCATTTACGACTGGAAGGATTCCGATGTCTGGCTTTATATCAAGGAACACAATCTTGATTTCCCCGATGCCTACATCGACCTATATCGTCTTGGCAAGCCTCGCAACAAACTCCGCCTCTCGAATTTCTTCGCTGCGGAGACGGTTGCGGGGTTGCTTCATGTGGCGGAAACGGATCCAGAGCTATGGTCACGCATTGAGCGCAGAGAGCCGAATGCGTATATGGTCGTCCTGTATTTAAGCGCAATACAAGGAACCGCACGAAGATGGAGGGCGCTACCGGCAAGAATTATAAATCTTTGCTGGAAAAGATGCTGTTTGCAGACTTCGACAAGGTATTCACCAATGCCGGCCGCGTCCGTATTGGGCGGGAATATCGAAAGTTCTTCATCAAGTATTCCGACCTTATGAAGCCCGGAGAGTTCCAGAAGATGCACGATGCGCTGATTGCCGGAGACCCAAAGCTCCGATCATTGCGTGCGCTGTATACCTCGGTATTCGGCGCATATGCGGACGAGGCCAGGAGTGACACCTCCAGAAAGAAGGAGGTGGAGATGTAATGGCAAGCGTTGATGTGTTTGCCCCGCTGGCATCGTTGCGGTGGGTCGATAGAGACAGGCTCAAGGCAAACGACTATAACCCGAACAAGGTATCGGAGGAGAACCTGAAGCTGTTAATGCAGTCCATAGAGACCAACGGATGGACGCTGCCCATTGTGGTGCGTCCGGACTACACGATCATTGACGGTTTCCATCGGTGGACGGTTGCCGGGCGTGAGCCTCTGCGGTCACGGCTTGGCGGCAAGGTGCCGGTGGTCATTGTAGATCACGAAGACGCCAACGATGATATCTTCGGTACGATCACGCACAACAGAGCCAGAGGTCAGCACCTGCTGGAGCCGATGAAAGCTATTGTTAAGCGCCTGATCGACGACGGGAAAAGCGTACAGGAGATCAGTAAGCAGCTGGGTATGAAACCGGAGGAGATATTCCGACTCTCGGATTTTAGCCGCGATGATTTCCTTGCAATGATGACGGACGGCGTGACCGACTATAGTCGCGCCACGATATACAAGAAGGTTTAACGTGAGGAGGCTGATAGATGTGGACAGTGTTGAAAGAATCCCTGTCTATGTACGAATCAGGAAAGGCAAGACTGTCTGCATCTGTCATGCCGGCATGAAAGGATGCGATAGGAATTGTGCGCAGGATAAAGTGACCCGCGACAAATTCGACCAGTGGGAGAAAACCTTCCACAGAAACAGGTATGGGAAATAAAGGGCGACCCGGTTACCACGGGACGGAGACGCGCTCAGAAAAAAAGGACACCCTGAAAAAAAGAGGCTTCTATCAATGCCGGGCATGGAGACGTGTCCGGCTACTTGCATTGCAGCGTGATCACTATCTCTGCCAGGCGTGTCTCAAAAAAGGACGCATAACAAAGGCAACCGAGGTGCATCACGTTGTGCCGCTTGACTCCGATCCGACGCTTGGTCTTGAGCTTGGCAACCTGCAATCATTATGTTGGGATTGCCATGAGGAGACCAAGCACAGGCCGCGAGTTCAGTTCGCAGCCAGAATAATAAAGATAACAGACGGCAGTGATGGCGAGTGATGCATTCATATGATTCTGGGTGTACGTCTGGCGCCGCAGGTCTGCCGTATGGGGGGCAGTACCCCCCTACCCGCAAGGTTGGGCTTGCCCCCGCTGTTAACCGCGCGCCCTTCTCCCTTCACACCGACAATCGCGGGTAACGGTTTTTTGGAAAGAGGTGCAGTATGGCAAAAGGGAAAAGCAGCACGGTCATAAAGGTTGACCTGAATGCACAGGCAAAGGAGATTCTTGAGCGGGCGACAGCAAAGGGCGTTGAACATAGCTTCATGTTCGTGACTACGTTCAAGAGATATCAGGAGTTAATCACGCATTTGCAGGAATTGCAAAAGGCCATCTCCACGGATGGGCTGCTCGTGACCAAGGAATATGTGAAGGGACGAGCGAACATCTATGTGAATCCTGCCGTGAACGCTTATAACGCAACTGCTGCGGCGGCTGACCGAACGGCCCAGCTGTTGCTACGATGCATTGTGCAGCCGCTGAAAGACGAAAACGATGACAGCGGAGACGCATTTGACCTGTTTTGAGCGGGGGTGACGCGGCATGGTCAATCTCAGGGAGCTTCATGTCGCAAGCATTATTCAGACCTCCAAGGCGTTTCAGTTCGCCGTTGATGTGCTCGATGGGAAGATCGTATCCGGCAAGCGCCGAAAGCAAGCGTGTCAACGTTTTATTGATGAGTTGGAGCGATCTGCGACAGACCCAACATATCCATGGGAGTTCAACATTGAAAAAGCCTACCGCCCGATAGAGTTTATCGAGCGGTTTTTGACGCCCACGAAAGGCGCTTACAGCCGGATGGAGCTGCTGCCGTGGCAGCACTTTATTGAGGCCAATATGTATGGATGGGTGTCCAGAAAGACGGGATACCGCAGATTTCGCGAAGCCATTATCATCGTCGGACAGGGCAACGGGAAATCCACCATGATAGCCGGAAATGCGGCCTATGGCCTGACAAAAGACGGCGAACGCGGAGCGGAGATATACTGCTTGGCCAACTCGCGCGAACAGGCGCGTATTATTTTTGGCGAGTGCTCTGCACAGGTGCAGGGGTCTAAAATCCTTGCAAAGCATGTCAAGGTTACGCGGGATGGTATGTACTACGGCAACAGCAAGTTTGAACCGTTGGCATCAGATAGCAAAAATCTGGACGGCAGGAACGTACATATCGGCGTGTTCGACGAAATCCATGAATTCCGCGATTATAAGCTTATCAACGTCATCAAGGGCAAACTGAAAAAGAGAAAGCAGCCCTTGATTATCTATATTACGACGCTGGGAACGGTCATCGACGGCCCGCTGATGGACTTCTACGTCCTCGGAGGGCAAATCCTCGACAATACCGGCGCGATTGCGCAGCGTGCGGCAGACCGCACGTTCGTGTATATCGATGAGATTGACGAGGACGATGATCCCGCCGACTCCTCGTGCTGGGGCAAGGCCAATCCGTCATTGGGCGCCCTGCTGGATATCGAAGACCTCAAGGACGAATGGGAGCGTGTGAGAACCATACCCGCAGAACGCTCCAACTTCATCAACAAACAGTTGAATGTTTTCACTCAGGTTGACGAGCTGAGTTTCTTGGACATCAAGACCATCCGCAAGAACAACCGCGAGTATGACATTGAAAAGCTGCGTGGAGAGCTTTGCTATGGTGGATTCGACCTTGCAGAAACGGAGGACTTCACATCGGCATGTCTTGAATTTCCGCTGGCCGGAAATGATTTTTTCCTGCTGGAGCATTCATGGGTGCCCGAGAAAAAGGTTCAGCGTGACCACGAAAAGCTTGATTGGCAGACGTTGGTTGACAGTGGATGGCTGACCATTGTTCCGGGCGAATACGTTGATTACAACTTCGTTTATCAGTGGTTTTGCGATATGCGGAAGCTGTACCGCATCGACAGTATCGGGTACGATCCGGCAAAGGCGTTTATGCTGGTGCAGAAAATGAAAGAAACCGGATTTATCATGAATGATGTCCGGCAGGGCGAATTGACGCTAACAGCGCCTATGGACAACCTCAAGGAGCGATTCTTGGACGGCAATATAATCCACAATAACAATCGGATGTTTAACTGGTATCTGGGCAACGTGAAGCTCACAAAACGCTCTGCAAATGCCACTTATTTACCAACAAGGCAGTCAAAATACAGAAAAATCGATGGTTTTGCCGCTTTTTTGGATGCGCACACGGAATATTTACGGAAACATCCGCTATATATACCGGCTGATAAGCAACTGACGACAGTAATCAATCTTAACAACTTGAAGGGATGATGTTAATGGGATTCATCGCAAAAATGAAGGAGCGCCGCCGACAGCGGATCATAAAGGCCGCCATCGCAGAGGGGCTCACCGTTCCGAGCCAAAGCGTGATGCGCGGGTCATGGCTTCCGCATTGGCTGCGCGGAGATTACACACTCCGTAACAGTGAATTGCTGTTCGCGGCTGTATCGCGCATATCAAACTCGCTGTCTGCCATGCCGGTGCAGCTGTATAAAGGCTCTACGCCCCTCAATAATGACCTGAACGATATCATTTCGTTCAGTCCAAACCCCAACATGACGAGCTGCCAGTTTTTCAAGACTATGGAGGCTTGCCGTGATACGTCCGGCAACGCATACGCCTTGAAAATCCTGAACGGCAAGGGAACGCTGGAGCGCATCGATGTAATTGACCCAGCCCGCGTGAGGCCGGTGCTGGAGGAAAAATCTCATGAGCTCTGGTACAAGATTACGCCAGAGAAAGGGACTGAGTTCTACGTTCACAATTACTATGTGATCCACGTTCCATTCATCTCCACAAACGGGTATTCAGGCGTGAATCCGGTCTCTGTGCTATACGATACGCTCAATTACGCAGACAACATCCAATCATTCAATGTCCGGATGATCGAACAGGGCGTAAACGCCGCCATTGTGCTGGAAGCCCCCGCAAACCTAGGCGAGACGCAGAAAAAGGAAATGGTTGAATCCTTCATGTCGACCTACCGAGAGACCTCCGGCAATATTCTGCTGCTCGAATCTGGCGTGACCGCGAAGAGCATGAACCTGTCCCCGGTTGACAGCAAACTGTTCGAGGTCGAGAAAATCACCCGTTCCAAGGTTGCTATGGTCTACAATATCCCCCCGCACATGCTGGGCGATTATTCTGACACATCATACACGTCGCAGGAGCAGCAGATGCTTGAATTTTTGATGCTGACGATGCTCCCCATTGTGACCGCCTACGAGCAGGAGCTCAACCGCAAGCTGCTCACGCGGACACAACGCAAGAAGGGGTATCATTTCAAGTTCGATATGGACGCCATCCTTCGTGCGGACGCTGCCACGCAGGCTGAGGTGGACTATAAGGCGGTACGTTCGGCGTGGAAAACGCCGGACGAAATCCGCATTGCGCGGAATATGCCGCCGCTGCCGAACGGAATCGGTAAAAAGGCTATGATATCGCAGGATCTGGCGACGCTTGAATACACCGTCAACACGAAGCCGGATGTCCTATCAGGAGGCAAAGCCCCGACACCGCCAGATGATTCGGAAGAGCCGCCGGACGAATAATGCTCGCAACCACGCTGAAAGGCGTGGATTTTTTATTGCATGCCGCCTTTGCGAGGGCGGCAACCCTGTGAGGAAGGAGGAAACGGATGGAACGTATCGACAAATTCAAGGGGCTCAGTGTCAAAAAGGCGGACGCTACTGCGGACATTGATCTCATCAATCAGTACGCAGTAAAGGAGCTTGCCCCGGAAGATGTGTATTGCTTCTCACTTGTACTTTGCGACAACGATGTAGACCGCGACACGGAACGATTCACCGAAAAGACGCTTGATCAGCTTGCCAAGCTGTTTGTTGGCAAGACCGGCATCAGTGATCATCGGTGGAGCGCGGAACGGCAGATTGCGCGGATCTATCACACCGAAGTCGTTGAGGCGGGCGGGAAAAATGCACTGGGAATGCCGCTGAAGCAGTTGAGGGCGAGCGCCTATATGGTGCGCAATGAAACGAACCAGCCCATCATTGACGCAATTGATGCCGGAATCACGAAGGAAATCTCCATCGGGTGCGCAACCAAGGCATGCAACTGCTCCATTTGCAAAAAGCCGCAGCGCCTGAACTGGAGTTCGTGGACGTATCAGTGCGAGACCGGACACATCAAGGGTGAGACATACGCCGAGGGTTTGTGTTGCGGCGAGCTTGAGGATGCCACGGATGCCTATGAATTCTCCTTTGTCGCTGTCCCGGCACAGAAGGGCGCTGGCGTCACCAAGAGCATCGGCAACATTGATGATGCGCTTGAGGCGCTTATGGACGCAGACCTGAGTAGCTACGGGACGAAAATCAAGGCATTGATGCCGCGTATGCAGGCGGCATTGACAGCTGATGCGGAACGCGCCGAAAGGGCTGCGTTTATCAAATCTGCAGAAAAATATCGCGCGTAAGCGCAGGAAAGGAAGTTATTTATGACCCTGTTTGAAATGAAAGAGAAGCTGTTTGCGCTGAAAAATGAGCGCAAGTCCATTGCGGACTGGATCGCGGAGAAAGCCGCTGACCCCAATACCCCGATGGGCGACATCAAGGCCAAGAACACGAAGATGGAGGAGCTGACCTCCCGCATCGACATTCTGCAGAAGGCCCACGACGATGAGGAGGAATCCCAGCGCAAGGCTCTGGCCATGCAGAACGGCGGCGGCGCCAACATGACCGAGAAGGATGTGCGCACCAAGGCCAAGGCTGATTTTTACCGCGCTGCGCTGAGCGGCGGCGATGTGAAGAAGGCCTATGAGGGTCTGGGTGCTATGCCCGCGTCTAACGCCGATCTGGGCTACGGCGAGAACCTGCTGCCTACCAATGTCAGCTCCGAACTGCTCACCGAGCCCGTCGAGGACAACTCCCTGCGCCAGATCGAGCCTGTCTCCCAGATCACCGGCCTTGAGGAGCCCTGCCTGCTCTTCACCATTGAGGATGCTGATCTCGCCGACGTGACCGACAAGGAGACCGCCAAGGAGATCGAACTCAAGGGCGACACCATCACTTATGGCCGCTTCAAGACCAAGATTCTGGCCACCGTGAAGGACACCGTGCTGCACGGCACCGACGCCGATCTGGTGGCAACCATCGAGAACGCACTCCGCTCCGGCGTTGCAATCAAGGAGAAGATGCGCGCATTCGCTCCCGCATCCGGCACCGGTGCCTATGATGCCACCCACAAGCATATGTCCTTCTACGCTGTCGGTTCCGACGGCAACACGGAGATCAAGACCATTGAGGGCAGCGACATCATCGATTCCATTATCAATGCGTGGGCCGATCTGCCTGAGGCGTTCGCCGCCAACGCCCGCTGCGTGATGCGCAAGCAGGACTACTACGCCGCCATCCGCGTTCTGGCGAACTCCAGCAATGACCTTTGGGGCAAGAAGCCCGAAGACGTCATCGGCATTCCTGTGATCTTCAACGATCGCGCCGTGACTCCCGTCGTCGGTGACTTCCGCTATTCCAAGCAGAACTACGATATCGGCACGATCTTCGAGACCGACAAGGACGGCAAGAAGGGCGAGTATTACTTCATCCTCACCGCCTGGGGCGACCACCAGATCAAGTTGAAATCCGCATTCCGCCTGGCAAAGGTGAAGTCGGACCCTTGAGCGCGAACCTCTCGGGGCTGACGATTGGTTCGCTGACCCTGTCTCCGGCCTTTGATGAGGCCACGGAGACTTATACAGCCACGACCACCAACGCAAGCAATAAAGTAACCGCCACCGCGAAGGATAGCAAGGCAACCATCGAAATCAAGAATGGCGAAACTGCTGTTAACAACGGTGAGGCTGCGACTTGGACTGAAGGTGAGAACGTCCTGACCGTCAAGGTCACCAACGGGAGCGCCAGCAAGACCTACACGGTCACCGTCACCAAGTCCTGAGGTGCGGCATGGCGGTAACAACTGATAAGCTCAAGGACTATCTCCGCTTGCCGCCCGATTCGACCGAAGATCTGACCGGATACCTCGCCGCCGCAAAGGCGAAAGCCCAGGCGGCGGGTATTCCGGACTTTCAGAACAACGCGCACTATGATCTTTTCATTCTGTCCCTTGCATGCATGTACTATGAGAACCGCGGCATGGCTTTCTCTGGATCGTACCAGGCCACAGCGGAGGAAAACGCCCGCAAACTGGTAAACAGTTTTGTGTTGGAACTCCGATACGCCAAGGACGGCACGGTAGAGGATGGTGATGGCGGTTGAGCAAGAGTGCAAACGCCGGAGAACTCCGAACGCCTGTTTACTTCAAGAAGATCCAGCGCGTAACTGACGCGGACGGCTACCCGTCCGAGCAGGAGATCAATGTGTTTGGTGAGGACAAATATGTCCTTACCAAATGGGTCAATGCGCACGGTTCTGAGGTATTTACGGCTATGCAGCTCCAGATTCGCGAGCCTGCTACCATCACCACGCGATACTCGGCGCTCATCGACGAAAAGTGTATCGTCTACAAGGGCAGTGATTCGCAGCCTTATGAGATTATTTCAATCGACGACGTTGAGGAGCGGCACATCTGGCTTGAGATCAAAGTGCAGCGAAAGGAGGCAGCGCGATGACGATAGATAAAAGAATCCGCGACGCGCTGCTTCCCTTCGGTGATCCGGTGGAAAACGAAGTATACCAAGGAGAATCGGAACGCTATTACACGTTCAACTGTTCAGCACTTGGCACAGATTACGCAGACGATGCACCACAGCACGAGAGATGTCTTGTGCAGGTGCATTTTTTTGCGCCGCTGAGCGAGAACATCACGGCTCGGAAGCGGGCCACGAAAGAGGCACTGTTCCAAGCTGGATTCACATGGCCAGAGACGCAACCCGCCAGTGATGAAGATGGCCGACACATTGTGTTTGAGTGCGAGATTGCCGAAGGAGTTGATATTGATGGCGACGTTTGACGCAAGCGATATCGATAAGTACGCATTTGATTTTGAGGAGCTTGCCAGCATCCCGGATAGCGTTGTGACAGACATGCTCATGGCCGAAGGCGAAATCATCAAGAAAGCGCAGTCAGACTCAGCGAAAGCCATGCTGCAAGGCCCGTACAGCAAGGGCGCAGTTGCGGCCGCTCCAAGGTTGGGCAAAGTCAAGAAAACGCAGGACGGGAAATCAATATACGTCACGTTCGGCGGCAAGCAACATGGATCAAGGCTTGCTGAAATTGCATTTCTCAATGAATTCGGCAAGCACAATCAGGCGGCGAGGCCGTTCATCCGCGAGGCGAATGAAAACCATGCGGATAGAGCGGTTGACGCTGCCCAAAAAATCTACGATCAATATTTGGCCCGAAAGGGTTTCTAAGAAAGGATGATTTACAATGGCAGAATTCGGTGCTAACTACCCCTGCTTTTGCGCGGATTCCAAAGATGCCGGTGTTGTGCTGGGTAAACTCGTCAGCGCGAATCTGACGGTTAACCTCGCTTCGGGCGAGATCTACGCCGACGACGGTCTGGCCGAGCAGCTCTCTGAGTTCGCGAGCGGCACCATCGCAATGGAAACCGACGACATGACTGACGATAACGCCGCCGAGGTCTACGGCTGCACAGTATCCGAGAAGGTCGTCACCTATAACAAGGGCGACTCCGCACCGCGCGGCGTCCTTGGCTATTACAAGGTACTCATGCGGAATGGCGTGAAGTATTACAAGGCGTTCTTTTATCCCCGCGTCCGCGCCGCCCTTGGCAACGACAACGCGCAGACGCGCGGCTCCAGCATCACCTTCAGTTCCGTCGCCACTACGTTTACCGTTTTCGCTGACGATACAGGCGATTGGCGCAAGACCCAGACTTTCGACACCGCCGCAGAAGCCAAGGCGTGGATCAACACCAACTGCAAAATTGCGGCCAAGCCGTCTCAGGATCCCTGATGTAACGGCGCTATAACGGCAGGGGCCATGCGGGGTATATGTGAGTAGCCCCGCATGGCTTGCTTGCCGTGCATGGGCGTTGCAACGCCCCACAACGATAAAAGGGAGAACTACTATGGATAAGATGGTAACCGCCGTCATTGCCGGTACTGAGCGCCAGCTGAATTATTCGATCGAGGTCATGTTCGATACTGCGGAGAAATTCGGCAATATCCAATCAGCGCTTGATATTGTCAGCGAGGACAGTGCAGACGGATTTGAGGCCGTTAAGTGGTTTGCAATTCGTATGGCCAACGATGCGGAGCTTTGCCGCCGGGATGCCGGATACGACCCCCAACCAATGCTGCACGATTCCGACATAACGCGCCGAATCAGGCCGGTCGATCTTGAGGATTTGCGCAGCGCCGTCGTCGATGCAATCCGCCTTGGGTATCAGCGGGAAGTTGTAAATGAAAACGAAGAACAAGACCTCGGTCTTGAGGAGTTGCAGGCAAAAAAAGCAAAGGCCGGGGAATGAGGGCGCACCACAACTACATTGCGGTAACAATCCTGAAGCTTTCCCGCAAAGAGTTTTACCGCATGAATCCCGGCCTTTTCTACGATATGGTGCAGATTCATTCCAACAACATGCCGCATTCTAAGTCAAATGCGGTCGATTAGGAGGTTTTCAAATGACCACTCAGAAATTTGAGTTCGTTGATTATAATGTCGATCTCGATATTGCCGGGCAGAGCTTTACGATGGATTGCTCCAGCGAAACCGGCGACTATCTCAAAGGCGTTGCGGCTGAGCTGCGCTCTCTCGCAGCAGCATTGGCCAACGGTGAGGAGACCGTGGATGACGCCGTAAGCTACGGTACTGAGGTTATCGACCATCTGCTTGGCGATGGCGCCGCCGACCGCATCTTCGCAACGAAGAAAAAGCGCATGTCCGACATTGCGGATCTGTGTATGTGGCTTACGGAAGTTGCCACCAAGTTCCAGAAGGAGCGGGCGAGGATCAGCGGAAATCGGGCTGAGCGGAGAGCGGCCGCGAAGAACAAGGGATAATGACAACGCCCGAACCGAAGGAGGTGTAGGCGTTGGCAACAAGAACCATATCCACGAAGCTCGCCATTGAGGGCGAGTCTGAATACAGGGCATCGATAACCCGCATAAACAGTGAAATCAAATCGCTACAGTCTGCGCTGAAGCTCACGGAGAGCCAGTACCAGACGAATGCGAACAGTATGACAGCGCTTACCGCAAAGGGGAAAGCGCTGTCAGATTTATATAAGGCTCAAGAGAGCAAGGTTAAGCAGCTCAAGGAAGCACTTAATAACGCCCGCGATGCCGAGCAGAAATATGCGCAGCAAAAAGCAACGCTTACCGCAAAAATCGCGTCCAACAACAAAGCGCTTGAACAGCTGAAAAATACGGCTGGCGATACTGCGGAGGAAGAGGCGAAGCTGACCGCAGAAAACAAGGAGCTGCAAGCGCAGCTCGACAAGTGCGATGCCAATCTTGCCGCCGCCGAAAAAGGCGTCAACTCTTGGCAGACGCAGCTCAACAACGCGCAAATCAAGCTGAACGATCTCGATGCAGAAATCCAGCTGAACAACGAGTACATGGATGAAGCGCGGGAAAGCGCAGACGGTTGCGCTACGTCCATAGACCGGTTTGGCGATCGGGTCAAGGAAAGCGCCAATAAAGCTGATACACTGCGTGACGCACTCGCCGCCGCAGGCGTTATTGCGGCGCTCCAAAAAACAGCCGAGGCATTAGAAGCCTGCGTTGACGCTTCCATTGAGTTTGAGTCTGCTATGGCCGGTGTTGCAAAGACCACCGACATGACGCAGGCTGAACTCGGTGACATGGCCGACGCAATTCAGGATCTATCAACCAGGATACCGGCCACCACAACGGAAATCGCTGGCGTCGCGGAGGCCGCCGGACAGCTCGGCATTGCCAAGGATGATATCTTGGCATTCTCCGAGGTTATGGTGAATCTCGGCGTTGCTACAAATCTGTCATCGGACGAGGCCGCATCCGCGCTTGCGAAGTTCGCGAATGTTGTCGGCATGAGCGCCGATAATTATGAGCGTCTTGGCTCCACCATCGTTGACCTCGGAAATAATTTCGCCACGACAGAGGCGGATATCGTATCCATGGCCACGCGACTATCCTCGACCGGTGCGATTATCGGTTTGACAGAGCCGCAGATCATGGCAATCGCCACGGCGCTATCCTCTGTTGGCATTGAGGCCGAGGCTGGCGGCTCTGCAATCTCAAAACTGCTCAAGCAGTTTGAAACCATGGTTGCAACCGGTAGCGATAAGCTGGAGAGCTTCGCAAGTATTGCGGGTATGTCTGCGGCCGAGTTCTCCCAGAAATGGGGAGAGGATGCCGTAGGCGCGTTGTCCGCGTTCATCAACGGGCTTGGCGAGATTGATGCCGCTGGCGGCAGCTCAGTCGCCGTGCTGGATGAACTGGGCATCACAGAAGTGCGGCTATCGAACGCCGTGCAGGCGCTTGCATCGTCTCACGGCATACTGGATAAGGCATTGGCGACCGCAGATACTGCGTGGCAGAACAACACGGCACTGGCGAAGGAAGCCGCCACGCGGTATGAGACCACGGAAAGCAAGCTGCAAATGCTTTCCAATGCCTGCAATAACGCAAAGATCGCAATTGGCGACAAACTCACCCCGGCGGTTGGAAACCTCGCGGAAGCAGGGACGAAGCTGCTGACCGGCATTGCAGACAGCATTGATCAGAGTAATCTCCTTGTGCCAATCATCACATCTGTAGCTACGGCGATTGCGGTACTTGCCGCCGGAATAACAGCATACACGATCGTTACGAAACTCGCCGCTGCAGCAATGGCGTTGTTTACAGCCGTTCTTGACACCAATCCGATATTCCTCGCAATTACGGCAATCGCGGCGCTTGCCGCCGGAATCGGCGTGCTCGTAGCAACCCTAAAGGATGATGCAACACCATCGGTCAAGGAACTGACCGAGGCAGCCAGCGCTCTACCTGATGCATTTGATGCCGCAAACGCATCCTATAAGGAGTCAGAGACAAGAGTTCTCGCAACGACTGCTGCGGCGGAGAAGTATATCGATAGACTGCGTGAGCTGGAGGCACAGGGCGTCAGCACAAATGCGGCGCAGAGCGAGTATCAGCAGATTGTGGACAAACTGCGGTATCTGCTCCCCGATGTCAATATTGAGCTTGACGAGCAAACAGGGCTGCTTGTAGGCGGCGCAAACGCGCTCTATGAACAGGTCGACGCATGGAAAGCTGTAGCGTTGCAACAGGCACTGACCACAAAATATGAAGCACAGATCAAGGCATGGGGCGATGCATATGTCGAAGTCGAGCAGAATCGCGTAAAACTCAATCAGGCAGAAGCTGATGCTGCTGTCATCGAAAGCCGGATTGCGGATATCCAGAAAGAAATGGCCGCAAACCAGCAAAAGCATAACGCCGTGATGGAGGACAGCACGCTTTCTGCGTCCGAGGCTACGCAGGCGCATCAAGCCCTATTTGAGGAATACGCCGGTCTGTCTATGGAGTTAACGGACTTGAACAAACAGTTCAAATCCAACTCCAAAGAGCAGGACAACCTAAACGAGGCCATTAAAACTGGCGAGGAAACAGCATCTGGGTATGAGCAGCAGGTAGATGAAGCGCAAGCCGCCCTCGATGCCTTTATGAACTCTGCGAACAGCGCAGCGGATGGCGCCAACGGCCTATCCGATGCGATGGGTAATCAAAGCGGGGCGGCGCAGAGCATACGTGACCAGATAACGCAACTCGCACAGGATTATAAGGACGCTTATGATGCGGCATACGAATCCATCAATGGGCAGATAGGCCTATTCGATACATTTGCTGCTGAGGTATCTGACGATACCAACACTGTTGAAAAGATGATGGAGCGCTGGGCCGAACAGACCGCCAACCTTGCCGCCTACACAGAAAACCTGAAAAAGGCTGCACAGTATGGCCTTGACGACGGCCTTGTGCAATCCCTGTCCGACGGATCAACAGAGAGTGCCGGGTATCTGGCCACAATCATAAGCGAAATTGAAAAACTCGGCGGGACAACCGAGGGCATGAGCAATGAGGCCTCTGTCTTCGTCGACGAGTTTAATGCAGCATTTAACCGCACGAACGAAGCAAAGGAGTCGTTTGCCGAAACCGTTGCAGCAATTCAGACGAACCTCGATGATGCAATCGCCCAAATGCAGGAGTCGGCGGCGAATATCGATTTTTCTGGATTCAACGAGGCTCTTGAATCGTCGTTCGCCAATGTTGGCGTAAACTTTCAGGAGATTGGATTGAATGCTGGCGCTGGTCTATCTCAAGGGCTTGCCGACTCTTCCGGCGATGTGGCCGGCGCGGCTGCTGGGGTGGCGGATGATGCAACGAATGCCGCAAAGTCAGCCCTTGGCGTTCACAGTCCGTCGACGGTATGGCGCGGCATTGGCGAAAACGCCGATCTCGGCCTTGCACAAGGCATCCGCAGCAATACGCAAAAGGTCATATCAGAGGTTAAGACGCTTGCACGGCAAATGGAGATCGAAATGCGCACCGCCGGAAGAAATTCCGTCAACGGGTTCAATACCGAGTTCTCGCAGTTGCAAACGAAAACGCGCAGCCAGATTGAGGCCTTAAAAGCGACCGTTTCCGGCGCATCGTCCGGGCTGCCCGGAACCATGAGCAGTGTGGGTGTGCAGATGATCAACGGCATGATTTCTGGCCTGAACTCTCGCTCATCGGCACTGTATGCCACTGTGCGCAGCATCGTTAATCAGTCCATAGCCACGGCGAAAAAGGCCGCTGCGGTTCGATCTCCGTCCCGCAAAACGACAGAGATTTTTGAGCAAGTCGGAGAGGGCATGGTGGTCGGCCTTGAGAATAAGCGCAAGAAGGTAGCCGCCACCGCACAGAGCGTCGTTGATGACGCCCTCAAGCTCGACATTAAAGCGCAGATGCCGGTCATCAACGACACCATGCCATCTATCGATACGAGCAGGGTCAATCAGCCCGTATCGGAAAATGTGGAGATCAATAATGACTTCCACATCGAAAGCCTGGTCGTGCGCGAAGATGCTGACGTTAAGAGGATTGCCAACGAACTGTATAAGATGCAGCGCACAAAATCGCGCGGAAAGGGGGTTGTAAAGACATGATCGGGTTCACTTTCGACAGCACTCATAGCTCAGAATATGGCGTATACTTCCGAAGCGTTGACAGAACTTTACTGCCCGCCAAACGCATTACGCAGTATACGATCCCCGGCAGGAGCGGTACATATGATGTCGATAACGGCTATGAGAATAGGGACATAAGCTGTGAGATCGGATTTGTTGGCGACAACCTCACTCGTGAGGATCTGCGCATCAAAGCCCGCCGCGTAGCACAGTGGCTATCTGGCGCCGGTTTGCTCATTTTTGATGACGAGCCGGACAAGGGATATAGTGCTCAGGTCGTCAGCGCTGTCTCCATCGAAGAAGTGGCCGCAACTGGAAAGGCGACTGTGCTTTTCCATTGCGACCCCTTTGCGGAAAGCCTGCGATATTCGCTTGCGGCTACCGGTCAGGTGGCATTGCCGAAAAAGGTCAATGTGACCGTTGATGGAACGCAGGAAACCGATGCGATGATCTACATCAAAGCGGCGGGAGCTATCTCAGATATAACAATCGAACGGCTTACAACTTATTAGGAGGATGTATTATGCCAGCACTGTCAAATTATCACGCAGCGACATTGCTCAACGCATCGCTGCGAAGCGGCGCCTATTATCTCGGCCTGTTTTTGTCCGAACCGGGTGCAGCGAACACCGGCGTTGAGGTTACCGGCGGAGGATATTCGCGGAAGCAAATCACGTTTACCGCGCCTACCCTCGTCAGTGGCAAGGAACAGGTTTCCAACAATGCCGATATCGACTATGGGGCTGTAACCGCCGACCTTGGCACGATTGCCTATTGGGGCATCTATGATGCGGCATCAAATGGCAACCTGCTATGGTATGGCCCGTTTGTCCGCGCAAGGAACATTCTCACAGGAGATGCTATTACAGTCAAGTCTGGTGCCATCGTCTGCCAGCTCTCGTAACAGGGGGCTGGCTTCAATATGTTTAACAGATCGCCTTATAATCGGACGCCGTATAACCGATCGTCTCTGCTGGAATTCCAGTGGATGGCAACGGTCAGCGGCGTTGCCGAAACGAAAGCATCCATTACGCTGTCGCTCATCTTATCCGCAAGCGCCGTATCGGGGCAAACCGAAGCAACCGCGTCCATGGTTCTGCTGGTGCTTCCGTCTGCGAGGATTACGACGGCAATCGCCGAATCCATCGGCACATATATCAGAACCATCTTCTATAGCGCGTTGGCTACGGCGAGGGCAGATGCGAAGGGCAGCAAAGTTTCCATCTATGAGATCGTCAAAATTGTTATCGACAGCGTTAATATGGCAACCGGAGACATTCTTGTGGTCGACACGGAGCATATGACTGTCACGCTCAACGGTGTCAACATCGTCGATAAAATTTCCGATACATCCGCATTCTTTGACTTGAAACCGGGGCTAAATGAAATCACCGTATCAGGCGACGCACCGGCTGATATCAAAGTGCTTTGGAAAGACAGGTGGTTGTAATGGCTGCGCCGCAAATTTTCAATCGCAGCATGAAACGGCTTGCGTACCTTGAAAACGCGATGGCCGCGGGGTATCAGCTGGAGACGAATGCACTATGGACAGCATCATTCAAGCTGCCGGCGGATGATGTGAAGAACGAGTTTTGCCAGCCGCTGAATTTCGTTGAAATCTACGACGGCAATGAGCGCGTAGACCTCTTTCGGATTATCGGTGAGGACTTGGCCAGAAGCGATAGCGCAACGCGAGTCTACGACTGCGAACACGTTCTGGCGACGCTGCTGAATGATGTGCTTTTCCAGTACCATCAATACGGCGGCAGCGGCATCACGACAAGCGATGTCATCAACTATGTGCTGAATAAGCAAACCACGAAGAACTGGAAACTCAAGCGCTGTGATTTTTCACGGCGATTTGAGTACAACTGGGAGAATTCCAATTTGCTTGCCGCACTGTTTGCCATCCCGGAATGCTTCGATGCAGATTACCTGTGGGAATGGGATACGACCGTTTATCCGTGGGAGCTGTCGCTGATAGCCCCCACGGATGCGCTTTCCAGCGAAATCAGATACCGCAAAAATATGACCAGCATCACGAAGACCGTTGATGCGACGAACATCTCAAATCGTGTGTATGCGCTGGGCTATGGCGAGGGCGTTAATCAGCTTACCATTGAGGGAGTGAATGGCGGCGTCCCATATGTTGAAGATACCGAAAGCATCGGAAAATACGGCCTGTGCCCAACTATAATTGTAGATGGCCGGTACGAAATTGCCGAAAACCTTAAAAGCTATGCGTCCCGTATGTTGAGCGAGCTGAAAGACCCATATATCAGCTATCAGATCGGGGCAATTGACCTATACAGGTTGACAGGCGACAAGATGTCAAAATTCCGCCCTGGCGGTATCGTCCGCATCGTGGACGAAGAGGATAACATCAATCTGCGCACACGCATTGTGACCGTTGAGAAACCGGATACGGAAGGAGATCCCGGATCGGTGACTATCACGCTGGCCAACAAGGAGAAAGACATCGCGGGATCTATCTCCGACTTGCAGAATCGTGCTCTCATCAACGAGACTTATGCGCAAGGGGCAACAAACCAGCAAATCTATAATTTTGCCGACAACGCCGATCCGGAGCATCCGGCAGTCCTGAAGATATTCGTTTCGAGCGGCACGGTGCGCATCAATAAGATGTCCCTTAATATCGAATTTGAGGCATTCCGCGCTTTTGAGAAAACCGTCAAATCCGGCGGCGGACAGACGACATCTTCCGGCGGCGGCTCAACCGCAACATCGTCCTCCGGCGGCGGGGCAAACACCAGCACAAAATCTGGTGGCGGCAGCACTGTTACAAGCCAGAGTGGTGGCGGCAGCACGGAGTCCACGGTCAATACCGGCACATATAACACGAATGATGTTACACCGACTGGCTCCGCAACACTTCTTGACAGTGGCAAGATCACTCTCAGCATGGACGCGCATCATCATCAGATGTTCCATTCCCATAATGTTAATATCCCTTCTCACCGGCATAGCGTTACCGTTCCGTCACATACGCATGATTTCTCCGTTCCGGCACATTCACATACCGTGGACATCCCGGAACACACCCACAATGTCGAAGCCCATACCCACGATATCGAGTTCGGCATATATGAGGGCGAGACGGCGACGGCCGCAACGATTATCGTTGACGGCACAGAGCTGCCCACCATCAGCGACTATGACGACATCAACATCATTGATTATCTTGCCACTGATGGCAGCGGCAAAATCACCCGCAATACATGGCATACCATCAAGGTTAAGCCTAACAAAATGTCTCGCATCGTCGGCGCAGTATTCGCTCAAACATTCTGCGCTTCCCGCGGCGGCGGAGACTATTAAGGAGGTTAAGCATGGCTACTCTCAATACGATGTATCCGCCGCAGTCCAATACGCCTGAAATATCTATTGCTGCGGACATCACGGAAACCGAGACCCACATCACCGTCATCAATGGCGCGGCCCTCCCGGCTGTGCCAAATCTTTTGACGCTGGGTGCAGATACGACGTCCGCCGAAACCGTGCTGATGACGGCCAAGAACAACAATGTTATCACTGTCCAGCGCGGCTTTGACAGCACAACTCCTCTTGCGTGGCCTGGAGGCACTTTGATCGGGCGGTATTTCTGTGCCGCTGACCAAAAGGCCATTCAGGACAATATTCACGCCATCAATTCCGACGTGGAGAGCCGGGCGAAGGTGTCGAGGAGTATTGCGCTGACAATCCCGACCAGCACATGGATAAACGGCGAAAACACGATCCCTGTAGATGGCTTGTCCGCAAACAGTAACGGCATAATCGGATGCTCTGCCGCTATCACTGCGGAACAGCTTGCAGCCGCAAAACTGGCTGAACTATCTATCAGCGGTCAAAGTGATGGGAACATCACGATCAAGGCATCCGGCACCGTGCCAAGCGTGGATATTCCCGTAACGCTCACAATCATCGGATAGGAGGTACACGCATGATTATTGCGAATTTCCCGGCCGGCAGCGATACAGCGGCAGTGGCCGCACTGCGTGAGCAGGTAAGCAATCTGCTGGAAGAACTGACGGAGAATCCGGAATATGCCGCGACCGCCGAAGTCATTGACATCAGAACGGCAAGCGACGGAACGGTCTACCCCACGGCGGGCGATGCCGTGCGCGCGATTGGCGGAGACGTCGTAAATCTCGAAAGCGTAATCGCACTGCTGCAAGCGGCACTGACTGATAAGGTGGACGGTGCATATGTCGAGGATGGATACCTCTACATGACCTCTGGCGACAGCATCGTTGTTGGCCCTCTCGGTCCGTTCTCCGGCACTGGCGGCGGGGGCAGCACGTCATTCGGCTCTGTCCTCAAGCTGACAAGCAAGATGACGTCCCGATCCTTCTCCGTAATGGACACGGCCGAAAAGGTTGAAATCAGTTACAACTGGACGTCCTATGACAGCGAGGATGAATCGGCCACCGGCAATGGTACGGCATCCTGGTATGTTGGAGGCATCCGCGTTGCGATGCACACTGTTGCGCAGGGCGACAACAAATTTGACGTTAAGCCGTATCTCTCCGTCGGCACAGCGAATACTGTCAAGCTTACGATTGAGGACAGCTATGGCACGACCAAATCTGTCACATGGTCGGTGACCGTTTCCTCTTATGGGCTGACCTGGAACGTGGCGGAAATGGCGCTGCACGGGACCTCTGCATTGGGCCTGCGGCTGGTGCCGAACGGCGACGGGGATAAGATCATTCACGTCACCGTAGACGGCACTGAGAAATGCGGAGAGACCGTTGCAACCACGGGCAGAACGCTGGCGGTGAGCATCGATGCGCAGGCCCACGGTGCACACGTCATTGAGGCATGGATTGAGGCTACGGTAAACGGTGAGACTCTGACTACCCCGCACCTGCGGCATGTTGGCATCTGGGTGCAGGATGGCAACACCGCGCCGATCGTGGCGTTCTATAAATCCGCTGATACTGTAGCGCAGTATGCCACAGTGAATAACCTCTGGATGGCTTACTCTCCGGCCGGCGATACGGTTGAGGTGCAGCGCAAAGTCGGCAACACCCTCGAATCGACCGTTACTGCAAGCCGTGGCGTGCAGACTTGGGCATACAGGGCAATGACATCCGGCAATGTGACGCTGAAGCTCGTCTGCGGCTCTGTAAGCGCAGAGAAGACTCTGACAGTCGGATCAATTGGCTACGACATTGCGCCGATAACCTCCGGTCTGGTCATGGACCTCGACCCGACCGGACACAGCAACACGGAAGCAGGCCGCGCCAATTTTGGCTATAAGGATGGCGATGACACCGTTCACCCGCTGACGTTCTCGGATAACTTCGACTGGGACAACGGTGGATTCCGAGCTGATGAAGATGGCGTAACCGCTTTTGTCGTCCGGCGTGGCACCTATGTCGAGTTTGACCGGTCGCTGTTTAACGACAATGCCGGCACCCTCGGTAAAGAAATAAAAATCGTGTTCAAGTCCACGAACGTGAGAAGCTACGACTCAGAACTTCTGCGTTGTAAGGCGGGCAACGTCGGCATCGTCTTGCAGGCGCAGCAAGCCACGCTTACCTCGGAACTGACTGCCATCGTCTCTCCGTACTGCGAGGAGCGGAAGATTGAAATGGATATCAATATCCACGCAGCCAACGACGGGGCATACGCTTGCATCTGGCTTGGCGGAAAGCCTGCCCGCATCGCGAATTACACTTCGTCGGACAGCTGGCAGCAGTCAGTCCCCAGCGCCCTGCGGATTGGTTCTGATGACTGCGATGTGTGGATCTATCGCATGAAGATGTACAATAACGCCCTGAGCCGTTTTGAGGTGCTGGACAACTTTATCGCAGACACCGCAGACCCGACAGAGATGATCAACCGGTATGAGCGCAACGACATCTTCTCCACTTCCGGCGCCATTGACCGCACGAAACTCGGACAGGCAAACCCCAATCTGCGAGTCATCCGCATCATCGCCAACAAGATGACCACAGCGAAAACCGATAACGTCACAGCAGACATTGAGCACACCATGGTTAACGGCGGCGTAGCAGATAATTTTTCCGCAAAGGGGATCACGTTCAAGGGACAGGGTACATCATCCGCAGAGTATGGACTTGCCGCCCTGAATCTGGATCTCGACCTGTCTGAGGCATCCGAGTGGATCGACAGTAACGGCGATGCAATGACGGAATACGCCATGACGGATAATTCTCTGCCAGTGGCATATTTCAACTTCAAGGCCAATGTTGCAAGCTCCGAAAATGCAAACAATGTGTGCAATGCCGATGATTACAACACCTTCAACCCGACGAAGGTCGCCGCCAGAGTTGCAGACAGCCGTGTCCGCGATACGGTTGAGGGGCATCCGGCGGTTGTCTTTTTCACCAACTCCGCCGATACAGCAATCACCGTGGGCTCTCGGACTATGCAGCCCGGCGAAACGATCCTGTACGCATCCGGCGATCTGAACAACAGCAAGAAGAATTTCGCTGTGTTCGGCCAGAATAATGCCACCTACGCCCAGCAGTGCTGCGTTGAGGTTATGAACAACAATAACCCGCAGTGCCTGTTTAAGAGCGATGATCTTTCCGCGGAGACGTGGGATGGCGGCAACTTCGAGTTCAGATTCCCGAAGAAGCCGACCGCCGCGATGAAGGCCGCGTGGCAGAAGGTGCTATCATGGGTGGTATCTACCGATAGAACATCCGCAACCAATACGGTGCTTAATCCAAATGTCATCTATGATGGCGTGACCTACACCAACGACACCGCCG